TGATGAAGAGAATGATACTTACTCTATGGTTAGTAATTTATCGTGTCCCAAGTGCCATAGTTTTGTGGAAGTTTATTACCCTAATGAAGAAACACTGAAAGATTATAAAAAATATGAAACACAATAAATCTTATATCTATCCGAAGACGGTTAGAACAACGATCGACGGTAAACGTCACTATGATATTGAAAACGGTAAATGGAAGTTGCCTAGTGTAACAACCATACTCTCTGCTACACAGTCGGCCGAGAAGCGCGAATCGCTACAAAGGTGGCGTGAACGAGAGGGCGAGGAGAACGCGGCGCGGATCGTGGAACAGTCCGGCGCAAGAGGGACCGCGATGCATAAGATACTAGAAAAATATATTATAGAAGAAGGTTATCTTGATCAAACAGAAGTAGGACAACAAGCACACAATATGGCTTTACAAGTTATACAAAAAGGCCTTTGTAATGTTTCAGAGTATTATGGATCAGAAGCAACTTTATATTATCCTGGGTTATACGCAGGACAAACAGATTTAGTTGGGCTTCATAAAAATGAGATGGCTATCATAGATTTTAAACAAACAAATAAACCAAAGAAAAAAGAATGGATAGATGATTACTGCATACAATTAGCTGCGTATACAATGGCTCATAATTATGTACATAGAACAGGAATTAGTAAAGGTGTGATTATGATGTGTAGTAAAGATAATTTTTATCAAGAGTTTATAATACAAGGACTTGAGATGAAAAAATATATGCATATGTTTTTAAAAAAAATAGATCAATACTACGATGAAATGAAAGGAAAGGACTAATGAGAGTTAGAGATATACAACAAGTATTAGGTAAGTTTACAAACAATGAAAAAGGCACAATTATATCAGATTGTCCTATATACATTGAAACTATGGATGGCAGATTAGAAGAGATTAGAAAGATAGAATTACAAGAGAGTGTTTTAATTAACTCTCCAGAACCAGCCAGAGTTGTAATTAAGGCAGAGTCTTTGAAAAGATTTATGTCGCCAACATTCAAACAAAGTTAATTAATTGTGTCATAAATGTGGCAAAGTGTTGCATAAATGTCACTATTATGGCAAGAATAAGGCACTGACCAACATAAGAGAAATATTTGAGCAATTATTTTTTTCTGTGATAAAAAAATTTGGCGTGGTCACGTGGTCAAAGAGGCTTTTTTGAGCTATAAGTGTTGGTATAAGCGAATAATAGCATGACCACGGTAGCGATTTTGCTTGGTCATGCTTGGTCAAAGTGGTGATTTTATTGACTTTTTTGCATTTATGTCTTGGTCAAATTATCAGAGTTGGTATTCGGCGCGAGGGACTTTTTTGGTTTTTATAAAAACTTTTATGCCTAAAAATTTCTCTTATATGCTAAAACTACTATATGCCTAGAAAACGAAAGAAGTCTAAATATAGATATGCAACCATCGGTAATAAGAAATATTACTTTTACAAAATAGTTTGGGTCGATCCGTGCGGTGATGCGGGCCATGCAGACGTAGATGAAATGAAGAAGTTAAAACCAGCAGTTATGATTTCACAGGCATACATATTTGATAAAGATAAGAATCACGTATGGACATTTGCGTCTTATGACACAGAGTCTGCTGTGTTTTCTGATCGTAATTGCTTTCCTAGATCAATAATAAAAAAAATGGAGAAGATAGAAACATGAAAAAATATATAGATAAGTTTCACTTATGGCACTTGATGTATAGAACAGAAATAATATGTTTTATGTTAGGTTTTGTTGTAGGTGCTATAATATTATGAAGAATAAAGCCTTGACCAAGAACATGCCATATGTAAAATGGAATGCTATACCGCCTGTAAAAGGGCCTGACTCACAAGGAGTAAGTTATGCAAATAATAAAAAAGGTGCTAGCGTTCGTAAAGAGCCTTTGGGTAAAAATAAACGACCTGTTTAATCGGATACAGGGACTTGTTTTATTTCTGATTCTGGTTTTGACTCTTCTGGGGTAATATCAATTAAAGATTTGTGATCATCTAAAATTTGTTTAAGTTTAGACTCTAATTCTTTTTCTGACATATTATCTAGATTACCTGTAAGTATCATTTTTTGATCAACGTAAAGTCCACCGGCTTTACCTCTAGCTATCTCTGCGTTTATTGCGGCAGACCAAGCACCTTTTGCTCGTGCGTCTTCTCTTAACTTCGCTAGTTCGCCCAAGTGTTTCTCAAAACTAATACCATATTTTTCTTGTATCTCTGCTCGTAGTTCACCTATATATTGCACTACCAATGGCGATAATTTAGGATTACGTAGCTCGCTCGCAGCCTGCCTAGGTCTAGTCTTATACCCCGCTTCATAAGCACACTCGCTCGGGCTCTTGCGCCCCTCATTATATACCAGTAATTCTGAAAATTTTATCTGTCTTTCAGTTAGTTTTTTAGGTAGTCCCATATATTGACTTTTAGCGTAATTTGAAGTACAAATCAAGATGTAGTGTTGGCTTACGAAATATTTAATAGATATGGATACTGGGCACTACTTCGCTTGCTCGCACCCTTATTTAATTTAGGTCTACCATGCCTTGCTCGATACCAATCCGTTGGATAACCATTTTCTCTACACCACTCTCTATGTGATATATCTATTTGTGATTGCCATTTTGTAGGTTTAATCATCTTGTGCCTTATATTTTTTCACTTCCTCTAATTGATTGTATAGTAAATATAATTTATTTACGTCCCCACTTTTAAATTGATCTCTATGTAGATCAATATGTAAATTTGGGTAATGACTTTCAATCTCGTATATTTTTTGTTTTATTTCTTCTTCCTTACTCATCATCATCATCTTTAGTCCAATCACCGCCGTATTCAACTTGAGCGTCATCACCATATTCAGTACCCGTAAAAGTAGCTTTGCTATTTTTATCTGAATTTGTTGAACCTTCTTCCATAGTACAACCTAACGCTAGGTCTTGTATTTCTGATTTTGTTAGTTCTACATCACTTTCAATCTCATAACTTCTAGTGTCTTGTGAATACTCATCGTATGTATAAAAGTATTTTTTTTTCGTCATATTATCCCTTCTGCTCGCTCGCTTGTTGGTTTAGAGGAAAATCGTAAAACTCCCAATCATCCTCACATATCTGTACTTTAAATTTATTAGGTAGTAATTTTTCATTTACTCCAGTTAAGCACTCAAATAATTGACTAAAATTCTCACATACTACTTCTTGTCCCTTATCATTTGTTATTCTTACATAGTTATTATTCATATTACTCCTTCTGCTCGCTCGCTCGCTCGCTTGTGCATTTCAAGTGAGGGGAAATGCACAAAAACCTAGAATTCATTTTTAAGGCTTGAATTCCAAACTTACCTATTCGTATTAAATTAAACATCTAATACAAAACCTGTTTGATCTTTAATAGCCCGTCCTTTAGCATATAAACCGACTACTACGTTTTTTGGGTCATTAAATCTTAAGTCTGATTTATCCCCGTCTATAACTTTAAAATTTTTAAATTTTTTAGGAAGTTTTTTATCTCTAAATACGGCGCTAATGTTCCCGCCCCGCTTTAATATATAACTTGCTTTTTGTTTGTTATCCTCGTTTAATGAATATGTTAAATGATAATTTTTTGGATATGCGCCGTCAACATATTTTAAAGCCCGTTTATAAATTTTTGTATAATCATAAAATTTAACTTGTTTAAACTCATTATAAAGGCCGTGAATATTCCAATCTATATCACTGGTCCCGTTTAATCTAACGGCGGGCTTGAGCCCCATTTTTTTAGCTTTTATTATTAGTGCTTTAATTTCACATTTTAATTTATTTAAAAAACTTTCACGCTCTAAAAAATACCACAACGTTTTATTTAAACGCCCGTTATACACGTTACTAAAACGTCCGCGCCCTGCTGTAAATAGACAACTAGCTTTACAACCCGCGCTAGCCATGGGGCAAACATTGAAACCGCTAGTTTTTGCAGGCGCTAAATATAAAATACCCGTTAAATATTTATATTTCTGACCTTTTACGGTTTTAGCGTTGTTATCTACGTTTAATAATTTTTTAGATTTATAAAATTTCATATATATTTTTTAAATTTTTTAATTTTGTTTTCATCATTGTTAGTCAAATAATGAATATAACTTTTAAAACCTTTATGGGCTGGAATATTCGGGTTTTTTCTTATGTAATCAATTAATTTATTATAAAATTTAATACTTCGTTTGTTTATTCTTATAATTTCTTTTTTAAATTTTTTACTACCTTTAATTTCTTTTATATAATATTCACAATCTTTTATAAATTCCTGTAAATAGTTTATTCTCTCATTGTGACCCATAAAGGCTAAATCTTTATAGATAGCCCCGTCCCGTTTTAACCAATGATTATAAAATATATTTGTCATAAACAGTTTTTACAGTATCGCCCGTCAAAACTAGACCGCCAGTCACCCCTTATATATTCCGCGCAACTTCTACAATTAACGAAAATATCACCTTTTTTTGAATTGTCCTTTTTAAGTCTTTTTTTCTTTTTGCCTATTTCAAGTAATTCTGTAAAGGTTTCATTGCCTTTTAATTTTACGCCGTTTAAAATAGTCATAATTTCTTATTACATTGTCCTATATATTTCTAAATGCGCATTTTGTCGCACCTCTTGAAATACTAGGGAATTTGCACCCCCTAATATTTCAACTAACATTATATCATATAATATGTTTTTTTATTATATCAAGTATGATATATAAAACAAATCATTAACAACTAACAGAAGGTTAAAAATGAGTGATGAAAATAAGACGGTAAAATTATCTGATAAGGATAAAAAATACTGGTCGAATAGAATAGATAGTGAAGTTCGAGATAAAAGACAGGAATTAGAGCGCGCTATCGAATTAAAAGTAGATAATCAAATTAAAACAAAATACAAAAAATTTGTATCTACTTTAAAACTTGCTTCTAAACTAACGGCTTTAAAAAAAGCGTCTAAAGAATATGACGACTTTGTAAAGTTAAAAGAGTTAAAAGAGCAGGCACTAAAAGATAAACAAAAAAAACTAGCTCAAGATATAGAGGACGTTTATAATCGACAGGCTAAAATTCACGGCTGGGAAAGTTCACATCAAGCGTATAATTCCGATTATGACGACTTCGATCGCTTTTTAAATCGTGTATGTAAAGACGCTTTAAACGTTGAATTGAAAAAATCAACTAAAGAAGGCGCGCAATTGTCTAAAATGGACGCTCAAAAACAGAAAATGTTTGATGCTATACACCACCCAAAACTCTTATTTAAAAATATTGAGTTTGAAAACGCCATGAAAAACGGCTTTTTAAATATGGGCATTGTATATAACTCTCTACAAATCTCTAACAAAGGCGGGCAATAATGGTTATAAATAAATTTGTAGTCATTGAAATCGTTGAAAGTCAATTGTCTGATAATATAGAGGTTGATTTTGCAATAGATTATAATCTCAATCACGGGTTTAATTCTTATGCAGAAGCTAAAAAGAAAATGGACGCTCTCATAGAATTAAAAGATCGCGACAGAAAATGGCGTGAAACTCAATATAAAATAATACAAATCCCCTTTAATTCCGCGTTTGATACCCCTAAAAAAACCGCGTAATTGACGTTGTAAAGGTTTCATTGTACAAGTAATTGTACGATGAAACCCGAGCGAAAATTATACCAAAAATTTAAAAAAAATACCCCTCTAATTCAACACACTAGAATTGAAACTTATATCAATCACGGCGTCCCTGATTGCCTTTGTTATCATGATAACTGCGGGTTTTTTATGGTTGAGCTTAAATATACAACTACAAAAAAAGTTAAATTTTCCCCTCATCAAATACTATGGGCTACTCAAAAATCTAAACGTAATTTTCTGTTATTAGAACACACCCCGCCCCGCCTTCCCTCATCAATAAAACTTTATGAAAGTAAATCTATTGAAGGTCTACTATTAGATCATAGAGAAGTTAAACCGTTAGCGGTTAACGATTGGCAACTCATACAAAAAATTTTAATTAATCAAAAAAATAATTAAGCGCCCCGCGATCAACTGACCGCGCGCGCCCGCCCGCGCGTCGCGTTCCGTTGCCCGCTTGTCAATGTGACAAATTGTCGCAGGCAATCTGCTCGTGACCTACGGGCCCACCCACCCTATAAAATTTAAAAACCCAAAATGAACAGTTGCTCGTGGCCTACGGGCCCACCCTCCCTAAAAAAATAAAAAAAAATAGTTTAGAATGATTCTAAACTAGAATTGAGATATTAAAAAACCCCGAACCGCTGAAAGCGGTTCGGGGTGTGTTGGTTATTTTTTGGCTATCATATATTTAGGTGTCGCAACAATACATTTAGATTGATCGTCAGCTAACTTTACTTTATTTGCTAAAATCATTCCAAATCCGTAATGCCAATCAACCCATAAATAGCCATTTGGTATTGCAAGGACTTTAGTTATTTGTGCTTGACCCTCAAACTCTTTTGAGTATTTAGGGTGCTTTATGCATTCCACGATATCACCAGCTTTATAACGGGGCGTTTTATTTTGTGTCATTGCCCCGCCACTTCTGATCGACCTTATATCGTTCATTGAACGTGTTCCGTTCATCACGCTTCGTTGCCCAGCATAGAACGAAACCACCGATCGCAAAACTTAAAAGAATTATTTTAAGTTCTAACGGTGTTTCAAGGAATAGTTCTACCATTTAACCCCCTTGACCTGCGCATCTACTCGCTGAATATTTCTATTCTTTTCAGCGATCCGCTCTTTTTCTTCTTTTTTTTCTTCTTCTTCTAAAAAGTCTTCTAAAGTATTTTGAAGTTTAGACATCAT